GATTTGCGCCAATCGCGTAGAGGATGGCGGCGCGACGGTCGCCCTCGAAGATGTCGGTCGGCAGCGCGGCAATGCCGGCGACCCGCGCTGCCTGAAGGCGGTGGAAGCCACTCACGAGGTAGAGCTTTCCTTCCACCCGGAAACAGGTGATGTTAGGCAGCGTCTCGCGGTGGTCGCGCACCTCTATTGAGGTATCAAACGCGCTGCGGTAGATGGCAGCGTAGCGCTCGACGGTATCGGCATCCAGCCCAAGTCGCGGCTGGATGTCAGCATCAACGATGATAGCCGTTACCTTGGTGATGACGCCGGAACCAGCGAGACCCGGTGTCTGCGCGAGCTTGGCAACGTCGCCAAGGAAATACGTGTAGTGTGTGCTGACTGGCATGATGCCGCCGTTGCCGCGTATGGCGGGCGGGTTGGTGGTGCCGTTGAGGGTATAGCCAAGCCCCAACAGGGTGGCGTGGGCTTCGACAAGCGTCGCCCATGCCACGCGGTAGGGTGACCACGCGGTGATCTTGTCACCGTCGTAAGCGCCGGGCAGGTGAACGACGCTTACCGCATCGTCGATAGCCCCGAGCTTGATGATTGCCGGCAGTGCGTCGGGGTTGGGCACCCAAAGTCTTTCGTTGGTGAGCATATTGCGCTCCTAATTGAGTAACGCGGTGGCGTTGATGGTGATGGTGACGCGCAGTTGGATACTACGCGCCAAGAGGCGGCGCTGGACGAGCAGACGGTCGCCCTGTGCAGTGCGCCGATAGGTGAAGCCCTCCTCGACCATCTTGATCAGATAGGCATCCCGTTGTGTGACGGCTTCGTTGATTGTTTTCGCTTGTCCGACTATGGCGGTTGTGCCATTGCGCCGGATGCACAGAACCAAGAACGCCGTTTCGTGGGCGATGGGAAGGTCAAACAAGTTCATGCGTCGCCTCCTTGAGGGCGTCTTGTGCCAAGACGATATCGACGACTTGACGCCATGCGCCGGGATTGGGGAAGAGGGCAGCCATTTGCTCGGTCGTGAGCGGGATGGCAGGGTCGGACGGCATGGCGACGAAGCCGATAGGTGTAAATGGTCGGCGGCGGGAGTCGATCATCGTGTCACCCCTTTGCGGGCAGTGCGGCGGCGCTGGCGGGATTCCTCGTGAGAGACTTCGGCGTCGGCGGCATCAGGGCGGCGCTCGTCGAGCAGATTGGCGACGTTGAGCGCGCCGGCGTTGTGGTCGCTGGCGTCGGCGAGGTATAGCAGGATGTCGGGCAGTTCATCTTCGGAGATGCGCCCGTCACCGACGAACGCATCACGGATCACATCGCGCAGGGCGGTGAGGTCATCGCGGACGGCGCGGTTCTGGGCGCGCAGGTATTCATGCGCACGGTTGAGCTTGTAGGAGCCGCGTTGCGGGTCACTGGCGGACGACACGGCGCGCCTCCTGTTCCATGCGCCGGAAAGCACGGGCGCGGCGGCGGCGGGCGCGCTGGTGGAGGTCGGCGCGGGCGGCGGCGGCGACTACGACCACGAGGAGCGCGGCGGCGAATTGGACGATGTTTCGGTTCGATTTCATGGGCATTTCACTCCGGTTTGGATTTGCTGGTCGAAGGTGGCGTAGTGTTAAGTTATTGATTGGCGGGCACCTCCAGTGGGGGCAACCACTCGATGGCGGGCATGTCGGTCATGATTTCGTCTCGACAATTTCGACCTTGACCACCCATCGGCGACTAACGCGAATGCGCCCGTTCATCCAGTAACGGATGGCGCTTTCGCTGACGCCCAAAGCGGCAGCAGCCTTCGCGGGGCTGCCGTCATTCCGGCGAAGCGCATCAGCCACAAGGGGCAACGGGTCGCTGTGCCCTCGCTCGCGAGCTAATGCTGTGAGGCTATGTGTCATACACCCCTCCTGATAAATAAATACGCACCTTTGTTGATGTAATTATACGCATCTTTGGTGATGTGTCAATACAACAAAAAAGCGTTATTCTAATGGAGTATAGGAGCCAAATATGTCACGAAAAAGAGTTTTCGCTGATCGCGTGAAGGCGCTCCGAGTCAAGAAGCACCTAACGCAGGAAGAATTGGCTGAGGGCACTGGGTACAGCCAGCAACAGGTTGCGCGATGGGAAGGCGGCAAGCACATCCCACTTATTGTACGCCACTACGTGGCGCACCCACGTCGCCCCCTCGGGTGCTGCGTGGAATGTGGGCGGGGATGTCCCCGCCCACTGGTCGCACCCCTGCGGTTTGCGCCCGAAAAACTGACGAATTACAAGGTTTAGTACAGATGTTCCCCAAAAAATTGACAACAGAAAAAGCCGTGTTAGGCTTCGGTAAAATGTATCGGCGCTGACGGTCTTCACGCTGTCGGCGCACAACAGTTGAGAGGACGTTGGTTTTATGCCAGCGTCCTTTTTATTGCTACTGGCAAGACTTTACAGTTGAGGAGGCGACGGGAGGGGCGGCTGTGGGCACAAAACTAACACCAAAGCAGCGCGCGTTCGTCGATCTGTACCTAGCAAATGGCTTCAACGCATCGCGCGCCGCGCGCGATGCGGGGTACAGTGAGAAGACAGCCCGCGCGATTGGCGCAGAAAACCTCACAAAGCCCGACATCCGCGTTCTGATCGATAAGCGACTGCGCGACTTGGCGATGTCCGCCGAGGAGGCGCTTTTTCGGCTGTCGCAACATGCGCGCAGCGACATGGCTGATTTTGTGGACGCGCGCGGGCGGATCGATGTTGCGGCAGCGGGGCGCGCGGGGAAGCTGCACCTCATCAAGAAACTAACAATTGACCCCGAGAGCGGCAAGGCGGCGGTCGAGCTTTATGATGCACAGAGCGCGCTGGTGCATATCCTCCGTGAGCAGCATCTAAGCGCTGGCGAACCAACAGAGACTAGCGAGGTCGTCGTACTAAACAATGCTGAGCGAGTGCGACGGATTAATGAAATACTTGACGCCGCGCGAGCGCGCAGAGATGGACGCGCTGCTGATGATGGAAGCAACGAGGACGCCGGCGGCGAATGACTTCACGGCGTTTAAGCGTGCGATGTGGCGCAATTACCAGCACGCGCCGCATCTCGCGCTGATCGACTCGGCGCTGATCGACGTGGCGCGCTACGTCGAGAGCGGCGGGGATGCAGGATGCGGCAAGCTGGCGGTATTCATCCCACCTCGGCACGGCAAATCGCAGACGGTGTCCCGTCTGTATCCGGCATGGTTTTTGGGACGCAACCCCGATAAGCGCGTCATCCTGACGGGCTACGGCGCTGATCTGGTTCACAAGCACAGTCGGTTTGCGCGTAATATCGCGCTGACGGATGCCTATGGCGTCATCTTCCCCGGCGTGCGCGTCGCACAAGATAGCGCGGCGCGCGATGCGTGGGATATCGAGGGGCATGATGGCGGGCTTGACGCCATGGGGTTGGATGGCGCGGTGACGGGCAAGGGTGCGCATATATTGATCATCGACGACGCGCACAAAAATCGCAAAGAGGCGGAGAGCAAATCCGCACGCCAAAAAGTGTGGGACGCCTATTCTGACGATTTCTACACTCGTTTGGAGCCGGGCGGCGCGGTGGTGCTGATCATGACGCGCTGGCACGGCGACGACTTGGGGGGGCGGTTGTTGGCGAGCGAGGGCGAGGACTGGCGCGTCATCCGGCTGCCGGCGCTGGCTGAGGACAACGATCCGATGGGGCGGGCTGAGGGCGAGGCTTTGTGGGCGGCGCGGTTTCCGGCCGAAAGCATCCGCGACAAGCGGGCGACCTTGGGCGCATACTCGTTCGCGGCGCTGTATCAGCAAGCGCCGAAACAACGAGAGGGGTCGCTCTTCCGATTCGATTGGATCGACGAGCGGCGGGTGGTGACTGCCCCGCCCCTGAAGCGGGTGGTCATCGCGATTGACCCGGCAGTGAGCGCGGCGGATACCAGCGACGAAACAGGGATCATCGTCATCGGCGCGACGCTCGGCAAAGATCGGCACGCCTATATCCTGCACGATGGCAGTATGCGGGGGTCGCCCAACGACTGGGCGCGGCGGGCTGTCGCGCTGTACCGTCAGTACAAAGCCGACGCCATCGTGATCGAGGTGAACCAAGGCGGTGACATGGCTGAACACACCCTGCGCACTGTGGATAAAAGCGTGCGCATCAGACGGGTGAACGCGACGATGAGTAAGACGTTGCGCGCTGACCCGGTGGCGGCGCTGTACGAGCAGGGGCGGGTACATCATGTGGGCGAGTTGGCAGCGCTTGAAGATCAGATGGTGAGTTGGTCACAAGGCGATAAAGAGTCGCCGGATCGACTGGATGCGCTGGTGCATGGCGTGACTGATGTCCTGCTGATGCCGGCGGGGGTGGGCATTTATTGATAAAAGA